TCTCTTCGGGTCTTGCCATTACCAAAATCGGTAACTTCAATATCATGTGGTGCAAAGTGATCTTTGTAAACATAATCTTTGTCTTTAACAAGCTGAACATAGTAGGGTAAACCTTGACCTCTCTCTTCATGATAATCTATAATGCTAATGCTTCTGCCAAGCTGCTGGTAAAATATAATAGCACTATGGTCGGAGACCCCGAGATCCCATGCGGTAGATACAGGTAATGAAGGATCGTAGGGAACTCTAGATAATTGTTTTTGATCATCTAGTTTACCTATTACATCTCCATATACTGCACCTTCTATGTTTGCTATCCAATCACACTCAAACTCTTGTTGGTACTTCTTATCACCCATAACTTCTTTTGCTTTGACTAACTCATCCTCATCTACAATCTTAGTGTCTGATGCTTTAGCTTTGTAGTTAAACCAATCTTCCGCACCTTGTGCGTGTTGGTACAACTCATAGAAGTTGTTGTTCATTCCCATTGGAGTTCCAATAAAGACACAATAACCTTTACGATCTGATAATGCTGGTCTAATAATTTCTGGGAATAGCTTACTGTTGACGTTTGCATATTCATCAATGACACATCCGTCAAGGTAAATCCCTCTTAATCCATCTGGAGATTCAGAGCCTAGCAAAGTGATACGAGAACCATTTGGCAAATCTACTCTCAATTCTGTTTCGTTAAACTTGGTGTGGGGTATTTTGGCGGTGAACTGTTTCATGTAATCCCATGCGATAGACTTAGCTTGTTTAAAGGTTGGAGCAATGTAAGCAAATCTTGGGTTCTTGAGTTTGGACAGTAATGCTGACCTAATTAGGTGGTTGATCATACATACTGTCTTTCCAAACCTTCTGTGACATACTAGCACATTCCATCTATGTTTATCTATTTGTCTATGTAAGTGAGCTTGGTGCTTCCTAGGTGTATAGGGTATCTTAATATCCATATCTAGTGAATTGATTTACTGTGATTATCTCCATCAAAAGGTATGTATTCAAATCCTAGCTTCATCATAATGTAAGATGTAAATAGTTCTGCAGACTCATTGTTAGGCATACCAAAGAATTTAATTACAACATTGTTGCTTTTCTCTTCTATAAAGCAAACACAATCTAGATCTTCTGATGAAAAATAGTTCATATACCAGATATAGTTTATTTTAAAGTTATTGAAAGTAAAAGCTGTGGGTGTGTATAAAGGTGTCTGTGTAAAGGTGTCCTACAGTTCGGTGTATATATATATAATAATCGGCGGGTGCTGTCGGGGTGGTACCCCATACCTTAGATAGAAAAAAAGCAATCTAGCTGTAAAATATTACTAACGATAATTAATGTTATTAATAGTAATAAGTGATAACGCTTTATTATCGGAAAATATATAGGTCAACATTATTGACCCGTTTGTTATATCGCATAAAAAAATTTGACGGCTTGATATATTAGGATAGCAACTTTTAACGCTCTATATTTTTAACACTCTATCTTTTAACACTCATAACTTTATTAACTCTAACATTTAAAACAATCTTAACCCTTACAACTTTTAAACCTCACAACTTAACAGGAATAAACTTGAAATGATTATAAAGTAACTGCGACATTATGCACATATAATAAATAAATCTATTATGTTAATTTTTATAAAACAACAAAAACAAAAAGGAAAATAAAATGAGAATAAAAGAACCTAATATTATGATGAATGTTGCTAAGACAATTAGATCACAAATTCATCCAAATGTTTTAATGTGTAGTGCATCAAGAAATTTTGGTGCATTTGAAAATGAAATAGGAATGTATGGTTTACAGTTTAAAATTAGTAATACTTCAAAATATAAATTTGCAACTGTTAGAATTACTTTGAATGGTCATGATCTTTATAACATAGAAATTAAAAATGTTAGGGGTCGTATTGTTGACAGTAAAGTTGATATTTATTGTGATCAATTAAGTGAAGTTTTAGAAAATATGTGGGAAAAAAAAGAAATATTAAAAAGGTGGGAAAGCAAACAAGTAAATTTTGGGGGTCAATAATGTTTACTAGATTATTTAAAAAAATAGATAACTTAATGCAAAATTTAACATTAATAACAATATATCTTATATTTCTTTACTTTATGGCTCAAGTGTTGAGGTATATGTTAATTTTATAATGTGCGACAATTTAGTCAATTATAAAAACTTAATGATAGTATTACAAGTAAAAACAAAAACAAAGGGAAACAATAATGACAAAAAATAAATATGCTACAATTCAAGATCTAGTACCAGGTAAAAATTTTGATTTCTTTAATAACTTTAGTGATCAAGTTTTTAAAACAAAAACAATTTCTATTAATGATGTTGGTCATGATTGGTTTGATTGTTTAAGTGATGATGAGCAAAGTTATGTTCAGCAGTTACCAAAATATTCTCACCTGGAATATGATGAAGTAATAAAACAATATGATCAAGATTCTTTAAAAAATATAATTAAACGCCAGGAATCTCAAGGTTGGAAATGTGACGATCAAGGAAATATTATATAAATAGGTGCGACAATTAAGCAATAGAAAACAAAAACAAAAACAATTAAAACAATAAAAAACAACTAACAAAGGGAAAAAATAATGAACACTTACTTAATAACAAATACAAAAGATATTCAAGATCATTTTGAAAAAGATTTTCTTGATACTTCAGAAGTTAGACATTGGATAACTAACCATTTAGACTTATCCAAAAAATGGTCAATTACACAAGCTACAAAAAAAGCTAAAAAAAAATTAGATTTTGATTGTGCTATTGAACACATGAAAAAAACATTTAACAAAGATGATACAATCTACACTCAATTAATAAAATCAACACCAAGTGGAACAACTTATATTAGATTGAGATATATAAAAGATAATAGACCCTATCAATGCACTTATCATTATTCAATAATTATGGATAATAAATTAGATGAAAATAATTCATATTCAATAAGACAATCATTTGGCAATATGGATATGGGTTTTCATGCAGTTTATTCTTTATGTCGTAAAATTTGGAATGATGGTTATTATTTAAAACATGAATGGCTTTAATATAAATTGGAAAGATGATTTTATCAAGTTTGTTAATAAACTAAGTAAAAAAAAGGGTTGGAAGTGTGACGATTTGAACCCTTATTTTTATCAAATTGATTTGCTACATCTTAGCAATGCAAAAACATTACGAGAATATAAACAGCAACAGAAGGGAAAAAATGAAAATAAATAGATCAATAGACTATACTGAAGTTGAAAAAAGACTTAAAGAAAATTTTAGTAAAGATACTGATTATGACACATTCCATAAAATTAATGGAAAAATAGTTGTGCATTTTTGGGATAAGGAATATTTAAAAAATCAAAAACAGAAAGCGAGTAAATAACATGAAAAAAAATATATTAGTAACATTTGATATGCAAGTTGGAGATTATGAGCATAGCGACAAATATATATTTCATAATAAAACAAGTGATTATAAATACTGTAAACAATTTTGGAGTTTAAAGAAAAAAAATAAACTTGAGGAGGGTGTTTATTGGGATAATCAAGGTTTAAATGCTATTAGTGTTTATTCAACTCAAGAAATAACAGATCAAGAAGTTAAAACATTAAAAAAATTAGGTGTGGCATAATGACAAGTATTAATTTTTATTGCTATGTAGTACTTTTATTTGTGATGATAGTATTAATAATAACGTAAAACAAAGGGGAAATAAATGGTAGATAAAAACAAATTAACAGAACATGAATTAATGAAAAGACTTGATAATGAATTTAGTGATTTAGATTTTTCAATGAATGATTGTTCAACAAAAGGTGTTGTTTCAGTAGTTTATTTTTATGAAAAAAAAATTAACATGGAAGAAATTTTGCAAAGATTAGAAAGCGAGGAATAAATGACAGAATATATTGATATTGATTTTATTAAATCAAATAAAGATTGTAAAATTTGCGATCACATAAATGACTATGTTTGTTTTGATTGTGAAAGTATACAAGTAAAAGAAAAATATCCAAATGCAAAATGGAATTTGCCAGAATGGATATTAGAAAGTGAGGAATAAATGGCTATAGATTTTGATGCATTAGATTTAGTTAGAACTAAAAACAAAGCTAAAATGTATGAGCAAAAACAAAAAGAAAAAAAAGATAAATTAGAAACTATAAAAAAAATAGCAAAAAAATTAAACCTTTTTTGTGATGCGACAGATAGAGCAAGTGACAATGGTTTTAAATATCTTTACATGGATAAAGCAGAAAAAATAATAAAAGATTATGCAAACAAAATATAGAAAGGTAAATATGTGTGATGAACAAAAATTATATAATAATAATTATATAACTAAAGGTCAATTAAATAAAGTAAAAAAACAACTAAGCAAAAGAGAATTGACAAAAATATTATTCAATACTCTTAAAGATGAGAATCGTTTAGCAATCAGAATGATTGTTAGAGATTATAACAATAAACAAATGGAGAATAAAAATGTTAAGCAAATACGAAGGTTGGCTACAAACAGCTAAATCAAATGAATCAGTAACATATCATGAAGGTTATCTTGCAAGAGATAGGTTTCACAGTAATACTACAAGGGATATTGCAAATCTTTTTATGAGAGGTGCAGAAAATAATTTAGTAGTATTATTTCAAAAAAGATTGAAACATGGATCAGCAAATCATGATCCTGTTTTTCAATATGTGGCAAAGAAAATATAACAATAAACAGAAAGGGGAAAATATGACAGATAGAGTAATATATAAATTAACAGAGTACAATTCTTCAACAGATGAAGAGAAGATAGTTTATGGTCATACAAAGCAATCTTTAGAAGATGAAATGCCTACTGTTAGTGAAGATCAAGAAATAACAGAAATAAATTTTAACGCAAACGATATGGAAAGTTTATGTGATGCGTTAAATAATGCAGACGTACAAATATAACAACAAACAGAAAGGGAAAATAATGACAAAGGAAGAGCAAAAAGAATATGATAATGCAAAAGAAGATTATGAAGAACTAGCAAATTCAATGTCTAAACAAGACTTAATTGATTTTTATGTAGAAAAAATGCTAGAAGATAATTATGTAATAACAGAAAGGGAAAAATAAAATGTACATAGATAGATACGAGATTGTTTCATACAGTAGAAAATGGAACAATGGAAAACAAAATAAGAAAGCAGAAATAACTAACTACTGCGATAATACTTATCATGGTATGGAAGGTAAAAAGTTTTTACAATTACTTTCTGACTTAGATGACGCATGGCACCAACATGAAGGGAAAGATTGTGTTGTTACTGTTAGCTTTGAAGATCCAAAGGAAAGGGAATAATGAAAAAAATAGAAAGGTGGTTTTATTTACAACTACAATTAATGTTAAATATGTATATGAGAAGAGGAAATCCACAATTTACATATGATGAAACTCATACAAAAAAAGCTAGTAAATCAATAAGAAAGTTTGATATAAAAAATAAAAATAATATTTTAGTTGAAAGAAATTTAAAATATTGGAATAGTAATTAATCTTTATCTGATGTAGCTGTTGGAATATCTTCAGCAGTTACATCAATCAAGTCATCTTGATTATCTTCCCAACTAATTTTTATACTTTGATTTGTCTTAACATTTTGAACTTTATTATCAGAATAAAGATCAGTTAATTTATTAGCAAGGAAAGTTATAAATTTAGTTTTTTCTCTAATCCACAAAATGGCGTTTGGATCTTCTATTTCTTGATACTTAAAGACTTGCAGCAGCTTATCAATTAAAGTTTGAACTCCATATTTACGAGCCTCAGTTATCTTTATTTCTAATTCTGGATTTTTTTTTAAGTACGCATAAAACTTCATCAAGCTGAACGGATATTCCTTGGGATTTTCCAGAATTTCTGTAAGGGTTTTTCCATTTGCTAGTTGCTCTAATATTGTATCTACTTGGTTGGTTGTTATCAATTCCTGGTTTGATTTTTTGGTAGTAATATTCTTTGAGTTTTTCGTTATCATAATTTTTAAATTGTATTAGTTTGGATAACTGTTTAATCCTAGTTTCATCTGTATAGTTTTTCTTTTTAAATCCCTTAACATTTTGATAGCCATGATATTTACACTTATAAACATTGTTTGCAAGTAGATAACCCTTCATTTTACAAGGTATCTTTAAACCTTTTCTTAATCCTGCACGAGTAAATCCCTGGCAGAACACCTTACGCATTGGTCTACCTGGCATTAGTTTTTACTTTCCCAGGGTTTAATCCCATTACGAATATTATATGCCTTTTTTTCTTTGTATCTATGATTTGTTTCTTTCTTTATTTTGGACAATGCCGACAATATTTTATCAGCATTTACATATGTGGCACTCTTCTCTCTCTCATTATCTTGTTTACGTTCAATGGCTAGTTTGCATAAATAGATATTAGTTTTATCTTCTTTTAATTCGTTGATAGGGAGCTTAGATAATTCATCTAATATCTTCTCCCTATCCCCTGCCAAACTCTTAACTATTTTACCTATATTATTAATGTATATTGTTTCTTCTAATGTAGTCGTAATACGGCTATCTGGTGTCGGTGACACGGCTATCTGAGTTGGCTCATAAAGTTTTTCGGCTCGAAGAAATACCTCATTTACAACATAAGTTTTTCCAGATCGACCTCGAATAGATTTAACAATATTAAGTTTATTTAAAGTTTCCAAACACTCTTTGATTGTAGTTCGGCAAAGTCCTGTATCTTTATGGATTGTCTCATGCCTTAACCCTGCCTTATATCCATTTTTCTTCCAAGCATATTTCATGACAGATAAAAAAACATTAAGACAATAAGACTTCTTAACCCCGTCAATAATATCTAAATGGTGGTATAGTTTATAGGTAATATGTAAAAATCCCCTAGATGTATTCATTTATTTTCCTTTTTTTTATTTGATTTACAATTTGGTAAGTGGTGGTTGTGCAAGTCTCGTAAAACAGAGACCCATTCTTGCTCAGACATAGCGATTAAACGTCCATTGGTGGTGCTTAGACGCTGAACTTTAAAGGTTAGGCTATCCTGGGTCGTTTTTTTATAAAAGACCAAGAATACAGGAAGATTCGCAGATTTTCCTAGAGCTTTAATCACATTAGTATATTTAACATAGTTACCCGTATCATAAACGTGTTCAATCAAAGCAAGTGGTTTCCAACAACCTTTATTTTTGCAAATTTCAACAGAATCTATGTCGACCATTGCTAAATTGTCGATTGTTCTATGCCATTTTGAATATAAATCTTTATCAAAATACTTTGCGTATCTCATTTATCTTTTTCTTTTTTATCTGTATAAATTTCGTACCATGCACCACAACCTTTACAATCGTAGTATGAAATTATGTTGTGAGTTGAATCTGGATCAATATCTTCCATATCATAATCGTTTTGCCAAATAACATCATCATTACAATAAAAGCATTTCATTTTTTTTCTAACCTTTCTTTTAGTTTTTGTATCTCATAATCTTTAACTTCAATATCCATTTCAAGAGCCAGAATTATACCAGATTGTTTTTCTATAAACTTCTTAGCTCGTTTTAATTCTTGCTTACATTCAGTTTCATCGAAGATTCCAGAATATGTCATTTCTCGTACAATATTTTTTTAACTACAGATCTTGGATAAGCAGTTATGTTTCCAATAGATAACTTATCCTCATCATAAGAATAAGAAGTAAAAATTTTTAATACCTTACTATCTTTGTAATAAAGGTAGCCGAGATCTTCACACCAGCTGTAACTAAACTTATCAACATCTGTTAGATCATCATACCATTGCGAAGATGAGCAAATATCTTGCCAGATTATACGCACCTTTTTATAAGGTAATTTTTTCTTAGTCATTTTAGTATCTGTTATATAACTTTTAGAGCTATTGACAATAGACAATAACGGGTGTAATTACAGTATAAAAACGGAAAGGTATAAATGGAAAACGATAAAATTAAAAAAGCGTTCTCAATATATAATGGTGGTTTTGGAATACCTCATTGGTCTTATTCATCAACATCATTACCAAAAGCAAAACATTTAATTACATATACATTTACACAAAAAATTAGAAGATCATGGTTGATTAGATACAAAGCAAATTTTGGAAACCTAGTTAATAATGTAGTTCAAAGAATGATTGCAAATGTCATCTATACATCAAAGACAGATAAAGAAACTGAATGGGATAGAAATCAAACAGTTTGTTTTAAAAATGAATTAGATATTTTAAATGAAAAAAAACCTGTAGACGCAAAAGATAAGTACGGCAGAGAGGCTATGATTAGATTTGCGATGGATTGTATTCCAATTACAAAAAAAGTTGTGCAAGAAATTATGGGTAAAGATAAATTAGTTTGCGAAAGATATGTAGAGCTAAAAGAATTTGATATGATTAAGCCGATTATTGGCAGAATAGATTATGAAACTAAAACAAAATTTATAGAATTAAAAACTAAGCCACCTAATTTAAGGAAGGTTAAAGGTAAAGAAGAGTGGAACATGATCACTCAAGATTTACCTACAGAGCCTACGATTGAAAACCTTACACAAACTTCGTTCTACTACATGGCAACAAAGAAGATACCATACTTGGTATATGTTAATGACAAAGATTATGTCATCTTTGATAAGAGCCATGAGTTAATGAAGGCAGATCACTTGCAACATCTTTATAATAAAATGATTGATAAAATTTTATTGTGGGAAAAGATGATTATGTTTTGTGAAGGCAACATTGAGAAGTT